TTTACGGAGGCGCAATCTATCCAGATGAGGGTGAGCGCGGGGATTCCGTTGAAAGCGGCAGCCAAACGGATGGGATGGACGATGCAAGAGACCCGTCAATTGGAAATCGATTTAGAGGAAGACAGAGCGTTTGCCAAGGAGAACCTGGCGAACATGTTGATGAATAGTATGCGAAGTTTTGATAGTGGTGAAGAGGAATGATCGGTGAGATGCTGATCCATATTATTAAAGGAGAAGAAGATGCCTGGAGAGAATAAGGAAGATTTGGAGAATAATCAATCGACAACGGATGTGAGCTACCCTGATGCTGGAGGAGGCGCGAGCAAGCTGGTTTTTGAGGAGTGGATGAGTGATCAGGGAGATGATGTGAAGGAAATGTTCGATGGGCATATCCAAGGGTTGAAATCGGCATTGGCGAGTGAGCGGGAGAACCGCAAGAAGTTGGAAAAGGAAGTACGTAAATTGGCGTCTGATCTTGAGAAAGGATCAGAGGCAGAGTCGAGATTAGAGGCATTGGCGGATGAGATGGGTGAGATCGATCGGAAGGCGACATTTTATGAGGCTGCACATGCGGCGGGTGTGAAAAACCTGAAGTTGGCATATTATACAGCGATACAAGATGAGCTTTTTGATAAGAGCGGAAAGGTGGATTTTGAGGTTATGAGATCGCAATTTCCTGAGTTGTTTAGGGTTGTTGTGACGCCTGGGAATGCTGGCGAAGGTCGAGATGATGGTTTACCAGCGAGATCAGGGATGAATGAGTTCATTCGGAGGTCTGCGGGGAGAGGATGATTATCCGCAGATTACGCAGATGAACGCAGATGGAGGGACGCCTGCGAGGACGCAGGCTAGAGCAAAAGAGAGAGGATGATTATCCGCAGATTACGCAGATGAACGCAGATGAGGGACGCCTGCGAGGATGCAGGCTAGAGCATAAGAAAGAATTAGAGAAAATAATAATTACGGAGGTTTGAGATGCCATACAATAGCATAATTTCGAGAACGGATGCAGATGCGCTTATTCCAGATGAGGTTTCTAGTGAGATTTTAGCGCATGTTCCACAGCAATCGGCTGTGATGCAGTTAGCAAGACAGTTACCCAATATGAGTCGGGCACAGAAGAATATGCCTGTGATGAGCGCATTGGCAACAGCGTATTTTGTGACTGGAGACACTTCGCTTAAACAGACAACTGAGGTGAATTGGGAGAATAAATATATCAACGCGGAAGAATTGGCGGTGATCGTGCCAATCCCTGAAGCGGTGTTGGATGACGCTGATTTTGATATCTGGGGAGAGGTGCGACCACAGATTGAAGAGGCGTTTGGGATCGCGATCGATCAGGCGGTTTTATACGGGACGAATATCCCATCGAGTTGGACGACTAATTTGGGAGCGGCTGGATTAATCGCAGGGATTTTAGCTGCGAGTCAGAATGTCTCATTAGCAGGATTCACAGATGTATATGAGGCGATTTTAGGCGAGAGCGGTGATGGGAATGCGGATGGATTATTCGCTTTAATTGAAGCGGATGGTTTCATGGTGACTGGTTCGGTTTGCCATACTAGTTTCAAGGCGATGCTGCGCAACCTAAGGTCTTCTGATGGTGTGCCTTTGTTCACTTCATCGATGCAAGGAACCAATCAATACCAGTTAGATGGCGCACCATGTTTATTCCCGACCAATGGGGCGATCAATGCGACTTATTACGCAGTCAGCGGGCAGTGGAACCAGTTGGTATACGCCATGCGGCAGGATATTACCTATAAGGTGCTGACGGAGGCGGTGATCCAGGATGCTGGCGGAAATATCGTCTACAACCTGGCACAACAGGACATGATTGCATTACGAGCAGTGATGCGATTGGGCTTTGCGCTGCCTAATCCGATCAATCGGATGCAGGAGACTGCGGCAAGCCGGTTCCCATTTGCGTATTTGAGCGCATAAGGAGGTATGAGATGAGTTTATTTCCAAGGGCAATAGATGAGTATCTGGTCTTGACGGGGATTCCGAGGGGACCAGACTCGAATGTATATATCGTTGATGCGGCTAATGGGTCAGACAGCAATCCTGGCACCAGCTACAAGAAACCGCTGGCAACGATTGCGGCTGCATACGCGTTATGTACAGCTAACCAGCATGATGTGGTATTGGTGCTGGCTGGCTCAAGCGGCAACACATTGAGCGCTGCCTTGACCTGGTCGAAGAATTACACACATCTGATTGGGATGTGTGCACCGACGCACGCAGGCCAGAGAGCGAGGATCTTCCAGCTTTCAACTTTGACTGGGGCTTCTCCGCTTCTGACGATCTCAGCAAGCGGATGTATCTTCAAAGATTTCTACATTTTCCAGGGCGTAGATGATGCGACCAGCCTGATCAACGTGAGCGTGACCGGCGGGAGAAACTATTTTGAGAATGTGCACTTTGCTGGAGGCGGGCATGCGGCTATGGCGATCAATGGCGGAGCGAGTTTGAAGCTGGATGGCGCGGAGGAGAATCTTTTCAGACACTGCACGATTGGCGTGGATACGATTGCGGCTGCGACTGGAATGGCAGGGATTTTGTTTGATGGAGCTGCTCAGCGGAATGTTTTTGAGGACTGCCATATCTCGATGTATGCTGGAAATGCGGGAGCGATTTGGGTTGAGGTAGCGGATACAACTGGGATCGATCGCTATACGATTTTCAAGGATTGCATTTTCACCAATACGAACAAAGCAAATTATGAGTTGACTGCGGGTTTTGCTATTCCAGCAATTGCAGGTAATCGACCGGCAAGAATATTCCTGAAGGACTGCATGGGTTATGGCGCTGCGGTTTGGGATGCGAATGACCGCGGTGTGTTGATGGGGAATATGAATGCGGTGACTGGGGCGGACTTGTCTGGTGTGGCTGTTGAGATGGTGACGTGAGTGGAAGAGGTTTAACCACGAATAACACGAATGGACACGAATAATGATGGAGGTTTAGGATGAGTGAAGGTAAGGGTTGTTTGTATGGAAATTTGACCGCTGCGACGACTACAGCAGGCGGAGATATGCTGAATCTGGCTAATCCAGAGGGTGTAGATTTGTTAATCACACGATTTATTGTGAATATCACGACTGAGGCGACTGGCGCGGCGAATGCGGATGCGGGTGTTGCAGCGACAGGGACTAGTAATGATGAACTGTTGGATGGTGTGGATATCGGCAGTGCGGCTGCGATTTTCGATAATGTCGAGCAGTGCGTCGATGGCGCTGTCGCTCAAGCGGTTGTGGAATGGGGATCCGATGAATATGTGACGGTGACCCCTTCGGCGACTGCGGCTGGTTTGGTCGGTAAGTATTATATCGAGTATATCCGGCAGTAGATATGACCGCTTCGGATGAACAAATAGCGCGCCTGCGCAGGATGATCGGCGAGCCAGATGATACGACGTATGACGATGATGATCTGGCTGCTTATATCGAGCGTTATCCATTGGAGGATGCCAGGGGTGAGGGTGCATGGATTGAGAGCGAGACGGATCCAGGGACTTTGGAGGAGAACCCTGATTGGGACGCGACTTATTGTTTGAATGCGGCTGCGGCGGCGATTTGGCAGGAGAAGGCGGCTGAGTTGGCGCAGGATTTCGATTTCGATGCGGATGGGGGGAAGTTCAGCAGGTCGCAGGCGTATGATCAGACGATGAGGCAGGCGCGCTATTATTTGTCGAGGCGGGCGATCAAGACGATTACGCAGCGACCGGAGCCGCTGATGCAGGGGGAAGAGGAGGTGGACGATTAGCCACGGAATGACACGGAATGCCACGGAAGAGGTAGCCACGGAATGACACGGAAGGACACGGATGGGGAACGCCTGCGAGGACGCAGGCTTGAGCGAGAGGATGTGGAGGCGCCTGCGAGGACGCAGGCTTGAGCAGAGAGGTGAATTGGGTTGATATCGAGGGTTGAGCGGTTGTTGAGGGAATATCGGGAGCGGATCCTGGCGCAGGAGGCGGATCAGATGGCTCGGATGGCAGAACGCTGGTATGGAGTTGAGAAGCGTTTGTGGGGGAGCTATTTGTCGTTGGCGCAGGAGGTGGAAGAGAAGGTTAAGCTTGGTCAACCGGTGACTGCATCGAAGCTGTATCAGATGGAACGGTATAAATCATTATTGGGTCAATCGATGGTGGAGACGCAAAAATATCAGAAGTGGTCTGCGGGTCTGATCGAGCAAAGGCAGAAGGATTTAGCCAGAATGGGCGTGAATCATGCACAGGAAATGATTGAAGCGAGTTATTTGGATGCGGGGAGTGTGATTGGGGCGTTTACTCGACTGCCAGTTGAAGCGGTAGAGATGATGATGGGTTATGCCAGCAATGGAATGCCTTTGTATGATTTATTGTTCAAAAGCTATCCGGATACGGTGGATAAACTGACAGATATTTTGATCGAAGCGACTGCGAAAGGGATCAATCCTAGAAAGTCTGCGCGAATGATGGCAGATGAGATGGCTAGGAATCTGCAGCGTTCTTTGGTCGTTGCAAGGACTGAGCAAATTCGAGCTTACCGAAGGGCGAGTACGGAGCAGATGAAGGAAAGCGGTGTGGTGGAAGGGTGGTATTGGCGTTGTGCGAAGCAATCGAGGACGTGTGCGGCGTGTATGGCGATGGATGATGGCTCGGTGCATGATTTAGATGAAGATTTGAATGATCATCCGAATGGGAGATGTTTTAAACAGCCAGCGATCATTGGGCTTGATCCACCAGCAACGCAGCATGGAAAGGAATATTTCGAGTCGTTGAACGAGGCGACACAGCGAGAGATCATGGGGGATAAGATGTTCGATGCTTGGAAAGAGGGGAAGTTCGATTTTGGAGATCTGGCAAGGAAGGTGGAGTCTGATGAATGGGGGACGCATGTCGTTCGGGCGAGTTTGAAGGAATTAGTGGGGGAGGAGGATGGGGATGTGATTAGGGAGGATGAATGATGAGGGTGTTTACGACGACTGAGTTGAGCAGGATGAGGGATACGCAGGAAGGGGCGATGATGGATACTTGCGTTCGATTGCGCTATGGCGCTGGGACGACGGATGCGTATGGGATGCCGGATGTAGGCTGGACGGAGGCGGAGGAATATGATTGCGGCTTGGATGTGGGCAAGCGTGATGAGATGATGGACGAGGCGCAGGTGGCTGGAGAATTTGCGGTTTTGCGGCTGCCGATCGATACGGAGATCTCTCGATTAGATCGACTGCGGATCACGAAGCGGTTTGGTGTGGAACTGGATGAGGATGAGCGGATCGATTATGAGATCGTGGGAGAACCGAGACGGGGCGCGAGCGGATTAATCTTGAATATTATGAGGGTTGACCATGAGCGTGAAAGCTAAGGTTAATTGGCGGTTGGATAAGGTGAAGGCGACTTTGAAGGATGCGAATGAGGAAGTATTGAAGAAGTTTGCTTATCGGATCGTACAGCGGACGCAAGAGAATATCCGTGATAACGATCAGATCGATACTGGTTTTATGGTGAATTCAATTTATCCGATTTGGAAGGATGGCAGCGATTATGCAAGCGTGAGGGCGCAGGCTTCAAGCCATCGGACAGGGATGAAATCGGGCAGGAGCGCAGGAGACGAGGAACGAATGGCGCCGGAGGCAAGATTGGAGGAGAAGGCAAGCGCGGCGGTCGTGGTGGGGGCGAATTATGCGATCTATCAGGAAAGCCGTCTGCCGTTTTTATGGCCAGCGGCGGAGAGAAGCGCGGCTGAATTTGGCGGTACAGCAGAAAGAATCTATAAAGAAAATATTCATGATTAGGAGGTTGGTATGGCTTATGCAAGTGCAGTGGCATTGACCACAAAACAGATCGCTCGGGATGGTTTGGATCTATCGACCTTGGCGGTGACGCCAACAGCGACGCATGGGAACAAGTTCTGGAATAATGGAAAGACGTTCTTGATGATTGCGAATGCATCT